AGCGTATATGTGTGGAACAAGAGAGACACGGGTGGACATTCGATAATAGAAAAGCAACAGAGGTACTATATGATATTAACGAAGAACTTAAGAAGGTTGAAGATGAAGTCCTTGCTACATTCAGACCACTCAAGACTTGGATACCAAAGACACCAGTCAAGAATAGGTTTAAGAAAGATGGTAGGAGAACATCAGCATATCAAAGAGAGGTTGACTTGGGTTGTCATACGAATGATGATGGTGAGTATGGTTACTTTGCACGTGTTCGCTTTAATCTTAATAGTAGACAACATATTGGAAGGCATCTTATAAATGCAGGTTGGAAACCTACTGTATTCACAGAGACTGGACAACCTAAGATAGATGAGAAAGTATTAGCAGATGTAGATATACCAGAAGCTAAACTTATTAACAGATACCTTATGTTACAGAAGCGTAAGGGTCAGGTGGATAGTTGGTTGGAGGAGTATAACAGAGAAACTAATTCTATCCACGCTAGAGTACACACGATAGGTACAGTTACCAACAGGATGTCATCATCTAACCCCAACTTACAGCAAGTTACTGCAAGTAACAAAGAGTTTGGTAGTGAGATGAGAAGTCTATTCACTGTACATCCAGGCAACGTACTAGTTGGTGCGGACTTGGCTGGTCTAGAGTTGAGATGTCTAGCACACTATATGAATGATGAGGAGTACACTAATGAAATACTACACGGAGATATACACACAGCAAATCAACTGGCTGCAGGACTTCAATCAAGAGATAAGGCGAAGACATTCATTTACGCTTTCTTGTACGGAGCGGGTGATGAGAAGGTCGGAAGTATTGTCGGAGGAACAAAAGCAGATGGCAGAAAACTTAAGGCAGACTTCCTCGCTAATACGCCAGCACTTAAAACTCTACGAACAAGGGTTGAAAGAGCTAGTGAACGTGGATACATCAAAGGACTAGATGGTAGGCACATACCTGTTAGGTCAGCACACTCAGCATTGAACTTCTTACTTCAATCTGCTGGTGCTATTATTGCTAAGCGTGCTTGGATTATCTTCCATCAAAGATGTAAGCTACCATTCAAACAGCTAGGTGTGATACACGATGAGATACAGGTAGAGTGTAGACCAGAAGATGCTGAAGAGATAGGTCAATGTATTGTAGATAGTATGAGGGCAACCACTAACTACTACAAACTTAGATGTCCAATAGATGGTGAGTATAAGATAGGCAGGAACTGGAATGAGACGCATTAAAACAGAAGAAGATTACACTTACTATCTTTATAGTATGACAGATGACCTTGATTATTATGGTCTGACAAAAGAAGAACTAGATGAGCTATTAGAAAAATATAAACATATTGAGGACTTAGAGTATGGACAACATTAATCCAACACACTACAAACAAGGTTCGATAGAAACAATCGAATATATTCTTGACCAAAAGATGAATTACTTGGAAGGAAATGTGGTAAAATATATATCACGTTACAAGAAGAAGAATGGTCTTGAAGATTTACACAAAGCAAAGTGGTATATTGAAAGACTAATAAAGGAGTACAATGAAAACAATTAATACACTAGTTAATGATGTGTACAATATGATGCACACTCAAGAATATGAAGGGGACTTACAGAAGATAGCTGATACTGTAGGTAAAGAAGTAAGTGAGTCTATTGTTACTGCACTAACACCAAGAGAAAAACAAACAGGACTTAGAATGTCTGGTATTGGTAGATGTGAGAGAGCACAGTGGTATCAATACAAAGGTTATGAAGGTGAAGAGATTGAAGGTAGAGTCTATCTTACTTTCTTAACTGGTCACGTTATGGAATCAGTAGTGCTAGGACTAGCAGAGTTAGCTGGTCATAAGGTAACAAACAAACAAGAGAAACATACCATAGAAGAAATCAATGGTTCACAAGACTGTTGTATTGATGGTGAGTTAGTTGATGTTAAGACTGCTAGTAAGTATTCCTTTGAGACTAAGTTTAAAGACGAAGGAATTAAAGACGATATGTTTGGTTACATTAAACAACTATCTGCTTATGGTAAGTCTAATAATAAAGAGACTGGTTACTTCCTAGCATTAAACAAAAACAATTCAGAACTTAAGTTATGTAAGCAAGAGCTTGAGAAAGATATAGACACTTACATAATAGACCTGAAGAAAAAGATGGAGTCAGATACACCACCTATGAGGGTAGCTAATGCTTACACTAAGAGTGGTGCATTAAAGATGCAATGTGCTTTCTGTGGATACAAAGATGTATGCTATGATAATTCATTAAGGAAAGTTGTTTCATCAAATGGCTTTACTAATTATTATTATGATGTAGATAAAGGAAACTTCTAATGATTACACTCGAAGAGCTTAAGTATAGACTGGCACAAAATTATGATGTGTGTTTAATTTGTGATGAACTAGAGTTAGAACCAGAGGACATACTTAATGCCTTCGAGAAAAAGCTTTGGGAAAAACGAGAGAGGTTTGAAGAGTATTATGAATGATATATATTTAATTAGTTTGATTTGGGTAGTAATAGGTGCTGTTGTAGTTTACTTCGTAGATAAGAGAGCATATCAAGAAGGATTGATGGATGCTGTGCTTATGCACTATCGAGGAGAGTTAACCTACAAAGGTTACTATGATGATTCTGGTGAAGAGATGGTAGAGATTGAGGTAAACAAAGGTGCGAAGTGAATACTTAGGAATTATTATAGATAGAAAGAGAGACAAGAAGATGTCTGAACAGGCACGTGAGCTTGTAACTAACTACTATCTTAGAGGTAAAGAGAAGTCACCACAAGAAGCATATGCTAGAGCTTGTGTTGCCTATAGTAACAATGATTTAGAATTAGCACAGAGGTTATATGATGCTGTTAGTCTTGGGTGGTTTATGTTCAGTAGTCCTATATTATCTAACGCTCCGATGCCAGGAGAAGAAGTTAAAGGACTACCTATTTCTTGCTTTCTTAGTTATGTTCCTGACGACCTTAACGGTCTCATACAACATCAATCTGAGTTAGCTTGGTTAAGTGTTAAAGGTGGTGGTGTTGGTGGTCACTGGGGTGACGTTAGACCTGTGAGTGATAAAGCTCCTGGACCAATACCTTTTATTAAAGTTGCAGATAGTGCTATGACTGCATATAAACAAGGGAGAACAAGGAAGGGAAGTTATGCTGCATATACTGACATCTCACATCCAGACATTATTGAGTTCACGAATCTTCGAGTGCCTACTGGAGGTGATAGTAATAGGAAGTGTTTTAACATTAATAATGCTGTTAATATTACTGACTCCTTTATGGATTGTGTTATCGATAATAAGCCTTGGAGTCTTACTGACCCTAGCAATGGTGAAGTCCGTGATACAATACCTGCGAGAGAGTTATGGGAAAGGTTGTTAGAAGTCAGGTTCAGAACTGGTGAACCCTACCTTAATTTTATAGATGAGGCGAATAGACATTTACCAAAAGAACTTAAAGATAAAGGACTTACAATTAAAGGAAGTAATCTTTGTAATGAAATCCACCTACCCACAGACGAAAATATGACTGCAGTATGTTGCCTATCCTCAGTCAATCTTGAAAAGTTTGATGAGTGGAGAGACACAGGATTAGTAGGAGACTTGATTGAGATGTTAGATAATGTCTTAACTGCCTTCATAGATAATGCCCCTCACGAGCTTGCTAGGGCATCACATTCAGCATATCAAGAACGTAGCTTGGGGTTGGGTGCAATGGGTTTCCATTCATACCTACAATCAAAGAATATTCCTTGGGAGTCAGCACAAGCTACAGGTCAGAACATTAAGATGTTTAACTTAATTAAGGAGCAGGCAGTTGAAGCTACTAAAAGATTGGCTAAGGTACTTGGAGAATACCCAGATGGTAGAGGAAGTGGGAGAAGGAATAGTCACCTTCTTGCTATTGCCCCTAATGCTAATAGTAGTATTATCTGCGGTACTTCTGCTTCTATTGAGCCCATTAAGTCTAATGCTTATACTCATAGGACACGTGTTGGGTCTCATCTAGTAAAGAACAGACATCTAGCCAGAGTATTAGAAGAGCATAGATTAAGATTAGGTTTTGAAAATGATTGGTTGGAAGAACAATGGTCTGATATAATACATCACGAAGGTTCGGTACAACATTTAGATTATCTTACAGATTGGGAGAAGGATGTATTTAAAACTGCATTTGAGTTAGACCAACTGTGGGTAGTAGAACACGCTTCAACTAGACAACCATTTATATGTCAAGGTCAGAGCGTAAATCTTTTCTTCCCTGCGGGTAGCGAGAAGGCTTCCGTGAACAAAGTACATCTTGCAGCGTGGGGTAAGAAATTAAAAGGACTTTACTATCTTCGTACTAACAGTGGTGCTACTGCTGAACAGATAGGTAAGAAGGTAGAAAGAATTAAACTAGAAACATTTAAGGAGAACGATGAATGTCTGAGTTGTCAGGGGTGATGGAAGCAGCACTAACCTATAAACCATTTAACTATCAATGGGCTATGGATATTGCTGAAGAACACGAGAAGATTCATTGGGGTATATGGGAAGTAAAACTACAGGAGGATGTAGACCAATGGAAGAGAGGTGACATAACACCAGAAGAAAAGAATCACATAACCCAGATACTCAGACTATTCACACAATCTGATGTACAGGTAGCACAAAACTATTGTGATTTATATCTACCTAAGTTTCGTAATCACGAGATACGTAATATGATTATGACATTTGCTAATAGAGAAGGCACACACCAACGTGCCTACGCTCTACTGAATGACACATTAGGTTTTGATGATAAAGAATACTCTGCCTTCCTAGAGTATAAACAGATGTCAGATAAGATAGAGTTTATGCAGGACAATGATACATCCACACTACACGGACTAGCTAAAGCATTAGCACAAACTTGTATCAATGAGGGTATGTCTTTGTTCTCTGCATTTGCTATGCTACTTAACTACCAACGCTTCGGTAAGATGAAGGGTATGTGTGAGGTAGTTGAGTGGAGTATACGTGATGAGTCAATGCACGTTGAGGGAATGTCTAGATTGTTTAGACAATTTTGTAACGAACATCCAAGAGTGGTGACGGATGAACTGAAGAGAGAAATCTATGAAATGGTTAAGACTGCTGTCTCACTGGAAGACAAGGTTATCGATTTGGCTTATAAAATGGGAAGTATCGAGGGTCTTGAAAAAGGTGAGGTCAAAGATTACATCAGGCATTTAGCTGATAGAAGATTGATACAGTTAGGACTTAAAGCAAACTACGGTGTTAAAGATAATCCTCTGCCTTGGGTTGAATGGATTATAGCTGGTGATAGCTTTAAGAATTTTTTTGAAGGAACAGTAACTGATTACTCAGCTGCTGGTATGAAAGGAGAATGGGGATGGTAGATAAAACTAAATATACTGTCAAAGATGTACAAGTTGTTAGAACACAAACAGGTA